GGACTCCTTGGCAGCACTGCCTCCGTTGCCGCCGGTATAGCCGGATTTCAGGGGATAAGTTCCCTGATGCAGAGCACTGTCGGTTCAGCCGTGATGTTTGCCAAAAACCTCGAAACGTCTGAAATCGGCATGGCCGGAATTCTGGTTTCTATGACCGAAATTGACGGGCGAACCGTCCAGTGGGGCGAAGCTCTTTCAATATCACAAGGCATAATCCGCAAGTTAAACGATGAAGCGCTGCGGACTTCAGCGACATCACAGGAACTTGTATTCACCTTTCAGGCAATTCTGGGCCCGGCACTAGCGGCCAAAATGACTATCAAGGAAATGCTTGAATTCACCGTAACCGCCGCAAATGCGGTTAAGTCAATCTTCCCCGGTAACGTTGACAAGCAGCGCCAGATGGTTCAGGAAATACGCGATCTAGTGCAGGGAGGCATCCAGGCCGCAAGCTCTACGCTGGCAAATTCACTCGGACTCAAAGACGCCGATATCAATGCGGCCAAGAATTCCGCTGAAGGCCTGTTTGCATTTCTAATGAAGCGCCTGAAGGGCTTTGAAATATCTGGTGACGCCTACTCGAAAACATGGACCGGCATTACCGAACAGCTCAAAGAAGGCGTCGAGCGAATAGGAGCGCAAGGACTATCGCCGCTATTTGCAGCATTCAAAGGCGAAACCGACAACCTTGTAAAGCAGCTTTTTGTGATCGACGAGACTACCAAGGAAGTAACTCTTAATCCAGAACTGCTTTCGGGCCTAAACTCTGCCGCAAAATCCGCCGTTGCCCTTGGCGGTCAAATCAAGGAGATCGGGCAAGACGTCTCGGTAGTTGCGGTACCGGCGGCAAAACTTCTCGGCGGGGCCCTGGGGTATGCAGCCGATAATGCCAAGGCGTTAACGTACGCCGTAGCTGGCTGGATGGTTCTATCAAAGGTATCTGCAATTTATGTTGATATTGCAGCAGTAGCCGCCGGAGCTTCAACCGCGCAAACGTTTCTCGGCAGAGCGGTTTTGCAGACCAGAATCGAATATGCGCAGCAGGCAGCGGAGGCTGCATTGGCCGGAACAACAATGGAAACAGCCGCAGTCGCAGCCGCAATGGGTCAATATAAGTTAGCGGCGGCAATCATGCAGGTCAACGCGGCTCAATTTCAATCAGCTGCCGCAAGTACCACTGCCGGGGCCGACATGGTTAGATCGACAGCCGTCGCCGGCAATGTCGTCAAGGGTCTTCTGACAACCGTTTGGGCTCTTGCAGGTGGCTGGGTTGGGGTGGCGATTGCAACTGGACTCGCCATAAACGCCTTGATTGATTACTTTGACACCAAAAACAAGGTTGACTCATATAACCAAAAGGCTGAAGTCTACGAAGAAAACGGCAAGCTTTTCAAGAAGGTTCGCCGGGAAGATCAGACAAGCAGCCTTGAATTTGGACCACAAAAAGTAGTCACCTATGATCGACAGGAACTATCGGCAGATGAAATCGCACGTCACAAGAAATATGTCGCCGACAAGCTTGCAATGGAAAACGGCGATTATGGCCGCGAACAAATGAATAACCTTGATGAATTGACTAAATATCTTACATCGATGTTCTCCCCGGCTGGAAGCTCAAAAGGCGCAGAACATGCCTATGAAGAACAGCAGCGCCTCGTCGACAAAGTTGCCGACATGATTGCCAAGATGAACGATAAGATCAGCGCAAAAACATCGACGATATTTGAAACTGAATCGCTGAAGCTCGCCGATGAGATTGCCAACATGGGGCGCGAACTCGATAAGAGCAAGATCGACTTTGCTAAATATGGGATGGACGTTTCTTTGGTATATAAAACAATTGCCGAATACCAAGCAGCCATGACGGCGGAGATCGAGAAGAAGCAGAGCAGGGCGCTTGGTGGGCTAATTGCTGAAACCGGAGTAATTCGCGGTACCCGGACTGGAGATTATGGACTTCAGGCTGAGGCGGAATATCAGGCAACTCTTATTTCCCTCGGGAAACAACGGGAGGTTAAAACACAGGAGGTCGGTCGCGATAAGGATGATGCAGTCGCAAAAGCTGCGATTCAGAATTGGTACACGGAGCAAATTGCGTTGGCCGCGCAGAAGAGGGCTGACTTTATCCGGGACGGACAACTCAAAGAATACGAATACGCAATAACCCACAACAGTACACTTCTGGCGATGGGGCAAAGCAACTCTGCGGCCATCGACGAAATGAACCGGAGAATTCTGTCCAACAAAATCAATTACCTGGAACAAGAGTTGCGAGCCGTAGGGATTAATAATGAAAAACGAGCACAGCTAAATAAAGAACTGGTTGATACGATCAATCAGCAGAATGAAATCCTATCTCGCAATTTTGGGACTGCGTTACCATTGGCTTTGCAGGAAATATCAAATAAACAGATCGATTATAGAAGCCTCATCGTATCAACCTATGATGATATCAACAACTCGACGTTGAGTCACTTTGACAACATGCTTACCGGGGCAGAATCATTTAGCCAGGGATATCAGAACATTATTGGCGACATGGTTAACTCCATCGGCAAGATGTTCCTGCGGCTTTGGTATTACCAGATGATCATGAAGCCCATGCAAAACTGGCTCGGAAATGTGTTCAACTTCAGCGGTGGCGGTGGTCTTTCTACTCCGCCCGGCGGAATCGGCGGCGGTAGTTACACGGGAGAAATCGCAGGATTTAGAGCTGCTGGCGGTCCTGTCCAGGCTGGGAAAATGTATATTGTAGGTGAACGTGGACCTGAACCGTTTATGCCGGGAGTATCCGGAACTATACTTCCCAATAGCGCACTGGGTGTATCCGGCTCTGCCCCGAACATCAAGCTAGTCGTCATCAACAACACTGGACAGCAGGCTCAGGTTACAACTGAAGGGCCGAAGTTCAACGGTGAAGAGTTTGTATTATCGGTTGTCCTTAACGCCATGGGAACTAACAAGTTTGGCATGCGGGACGCGGTAAGGGGGGCTAGATAGATGGAGGCGTGGCCTAGCACAATACCTAATCCTTCACTTGACTATGATATTGACCCTGAAGACAATACCATAAAATCACCCACGACAGCCGGGTACAAACTTACCCGGCCTCGCTTTACCCGGACCAGGGAGACATTTCATCCAAACTGGAAAGCGCTGCCGGGAAGAAAAAAACCGACAGACCCCAAACTCGCGTTTGATGATCTACGCGATTTTTTTGAATTGGTCAACTGCCATACCATGTTCACATGGACTGAACCTCAATCCGGCGCATCGAAAACGGTTCGCTTCTTAGAGAAACCGACCTATAAAAAAAGCGGAATGCCATTTCACTGGGTAGTCAGCGCGGTGCTTGAGGAGGTCTAGTTATGTTGCCGTTATCATCGAACGCAATTCTGGAGAAGAACAAGCTAGCCTCCGATGGCGCTTACCTCATACTGCTGGAGATACAGATACCGGGTACCGAAACGATAAGGGTACTAAGAAATACGGAAAATAAAACCTGGGGCGGCCATGAATGGGTCGCCTTTTCCTTTGAAATGGATGATATTGTTGAGGACGGCAAAGGCGAGCTGCCGCAGGTTATTCTCAGGGTTTCCAATGTAACGCAGGGACTGGAACCGTATCTGCAAACCGGAAACGGCGGAGTAGGGGCTACGGTTATTATTCGGGTGGTCAACTCGAACTATCTTAGCGAGGCAAACCCGGACGTTGAAATATCTTTCATTTGCGAGTCAACAGACTCTGATGAAAACTGGGTTTATTTCACGCTCGGCGGCGGTGACGCTCAGAACCGGAGAATACCGATTTACAGGTACTTCAAAGACTCGTGCCGCTTCAGCTATGGCGGCGTAGAGTGCGGGGCAACGGCTGCTGTGCAGATAACATATCCAAACTGCAACGGCACTCTGAATAACTGCCGCATTCGCGGGAACAGCATTCGCTTTGGCGGGTGCCCGTCAATCCCGTCTGGTGGCCTATATGTGTAAGATAAAGTATGCGGACCTCATTGGCAAACCGTTCCGACGGGGAGCCAGAGGCCCGCATTTTTACGACTGTTGGGGCCTCGTTATGGAAGTATATCGGCGCTTTGGGACGGATATCCCCGATTACGATTGCGGGCGATATGAGTCCACGGACGTTCATAATTGCGCGGAAACCGGGAAACAAGATTTCATTCCGATTACTTCGCTGCCTCCGCCGGTGCCGTGCGTGGTGCTGATTCGGTTCAATGAATCAATACTGGACAACCACGTTGGGGCGCACATTGGAGACAATCAGTTTATCCATACCCGTGAGGGTATTGGTGTCAACGTAGATCGTCTGGACAGTCCGGCCTGGAGCAGAAAGATTTCGGGATTTTATATCCCTGGGTGGTGATAGTTTGGAGCAGCAGGAACGGTCGCTGATGATACCGGCGACAATGACGATAGTCCGAAACCCTTTTGAGCCGCAGAAGAATCGCAGCATCCGCCAAGTCGTTCCAGGTGTCACAGTAGGCCATGCGCTGCGTGAATATGGGGTATCTTCGGAACTGCAGGATTTGGTTGTGTCTGTCAACGGCAAGGCTGTGACCGATTTATCTCTGAAAGTAGAATCGGGAGACTGGCTGACTGTCGCTCCGAGGATCCACGGAGGCGGGGGCGGTGGTGGCGGGAAAAATCTGCTGGCGATAGTGGCTGGAATTGCCCTGATGGTTGTATCGATGGGCGTCGCTTCAGTGGCTGCTGGCGGAGCGTTCTTTGGCGCAGGCATGGTTACTCCAGCATTGTTTTCGACCGGATGGCTCCTCGGCATGGCCGTTATGACGCTGGGCGGTTTACTTTTGCAGTCGCTGTTCCCGGCACCTCAGATGGATCTCGGAGAGTTCGCATCGGGAGACTGGACGAAAACGCAAACCTACGGCTGGGGAACAATGAAATCTCTGCAGGGGCAGGGCTACGCAATCGGCGTAACCTTCGGCGATATCTTCACGGCAGGGCAGCTGCTGGCCTCGCACGTCACTACGGATGGCGACAAGCAGTATCTGAATTTGCTCCTGTCTGGCGGCGAAGGCCCGCTTGACTACATCAATAACCTTACTATCGACGGCAATCCTATCGCGAACTATGACGGCGTTACTGTGGATTATCGGCTGGGCTTGAATGATCAGACGGTTATCCCGAATTTTGCAGACACCTATGCAGATCAGGCCTTGAACTATGATCTTGCCGTCAATAATCCGGCTGTTCAGCAAACCGAAGGCAACGCCGGACAGGGACTGGAAGTCACGGTCGAACTGCCAAGCGGTCTCTACTACGGCAACGATCAGGGCGGGCTCGATAGCGCGACGGTTCGAATTTTAGCCGAATACCGAATCGTCGGAGCGGCATCTTATGCAACATGGGGCCAATGGGACATTACCGCTGCATCAAACGGCGCTGTGCGGAGAGTGTACCGGCTAGATAACCTTACTGCAGGTCAATATGAAGTGCGCCTTACCTGTACCTACAAGTCCGGCGAAACGTCCCGCTATTCGACGCGGGCCTACTGGACACAGTTGACGCATATCATGTATGACGATTTTGCTCTGCCGAATTTGGCTCTAGTGGGAATACGGGCACTGGCAACAGATCAATTGTCCGGGTCAATGCCTGAACTAAAATGGGGTCAAGGACGGGCCAATATTTGGGCGTGGAATTCAAATACCGCGTCCTATGAATCACGTCCGGCCAATCGTCCCGCGTGGGCGTGCTATGACCTCGCTCATTATGCGCGAAGGTTGAAAGACGTCCGAACCGGGCAGTGGGTTTATGTTGTAAAAGGCAGGCAGGCAGATCGCCTCGACCATACCGGATTCCTCGCATGGGCGACGATGAACATTGCCAAGAACCTGACGTTTGATCATTACTACGAGCAGGCTTCGGAATTTTGGGCGGCGATGAAACTGCCAGAGACTGTCGGACGCGGCAAGGTGATCATGAAGGGAACGTCCTATACGCCAATTTGGGACGACGCCAAGCAGCCGGTTCAGATGTTCACGGTTGGCAATTCAAATAATTTTCGGCAAAAATTCCTGCCGATGAAGGACCGGGCCAACGCGGTTGAGGTTACTTTCTTCGACCGGGAACGCAAGGGAGAGCGCCGGGTAATTACGGTGCCATCGGACAACTATAAGAACGAAGTTCCTAACCCAACACAAATCACCCTGTACGGCGTAACGACGCTTGATCAGGCTTGGCGGGAAGGCAAGTACCGGCTAAGGCTGAATCTGCTCACCCGAACATGCACGTGGGATGCAGGGGTAGACGCGATAGCATGCCAGGTTGGCGATCTTGTGCTGGTGCAGAACGATGTGCCGCAGTGGGGATTCGGCGGACGCATCGTCAGTTCCAGCAGGACAGAAGAAGAGCCCTATGTAGACACCGTTACCCTTGACCGCAAAGTATCAATGGTGCCGGGCACGACGTATGAAGTCAAAATCAGGCTGGCTGACGTAGTTGATATGTCGACCGGACAGCCAAGGGATAAATACATAACGATGATTGTCGCGCCGGTCGATGAGCCGACAGAAACCAACGTACTGACACTGGAAGAACTATGTGAGTATATGCCGGCGCAGTTCGACGTCTATTCGTTCGGTGAACAAAACATTTCGACAAAGCCGTTCGTGGTGCTTCGGATTACCCGTCCGACCGATCAGGATAAGAGGCAATTGACGGGGCTGGAGTACATCGAGGAGATTTACACCGAGGCGACGGACGTTCCGGATGTTGAGTATAGCGCGTTGGTGGGAACGGCGGTAATCTCCGGACTGGCTACAGATCAGAGAAAATTGGGATCTGGCAACATTGAAATTTTAGTGTCTTGGTTTATCGACCGAGGAAACTACGGAAGCGCAATAGTTCTTTGTGACGGAAAACTTGTGGCGAAAACAACCATGGAAAAAAAATGTCGCTTCGTTGTTGGTTCAAATGGCATATACACAATTACGGTTATCGCATCAGACGCCTTTGGCAATCAAGCCGGAAGCGGGTCTACGATTATTCACGACTCTTCTATTTTTGTTCCTCCTGACGTGACGACTCTCTTCGTAAATCAGCTTGCCAGTGGACGAAAGCGGTTCTCATGGAATTACACTTACCCGGTACCGAATGACGTTGCTGGATTCAGAATCAAGATCAAGCCGGTCACCAGGTCGTCATGGGATAGCTCTCAGAACTTGTTCGACGGCATCGTTGCCGCGAGCCCATACGAAACAGACGCGGTGCTGCCGGGTCAATATGTGGTACTCGTAAAGGCAGTGGACACGAACGGCAATGAAAGCGTCAACTCTGCCTCGGTAAGTGTTGGGCTCGGTGACGAAATCGTGCAGAACGTCATCGTCTCTCATGATCTTGCGGCCAATGGTTTCGTAGGAACAAAAATAGGATGCAGTGTAGTTGGCGGCGATCTGGTTGCCAATGACTCAGGCGGATTGTTCTGGCCACCGGATGAATACCCGTTTTGGCCGGAAGACACTGAGGCGTTTTGGCAGTCGCAATTCGAAGCCATGGTCTATGAAGAGTATGTGGCGATTGAGGTCGGGCAGTTCCTTTTACAGCTGACGACCCAGGGTAGCGCCCGAGTTCTTTACGCTCAGTCACCGAATTTCTGGCCTGCGGATACAGAACCATTCTGGCCGGCCGACGATCAACCATTCTGGCCAACACCAGCGGCGTCGGATTATCAGTCGTACATGTCGAAGATCATCACGGCAGAAACAGGTTACTTCCTGCGAGTAGAGATCGATGGTGGTCCGACTCAGGGTAAGATTACCCGATTCGTGGCGATCATCGACGTGCCTGACGAAAGCGAGACGGTCAATAATGTAGCGATCAGTGCAGGCGGTACCCGGTTGCCGATTACTAAGTCGTATCTGTCGATCTTGAACGTTGCCGCAACGCTCCAGGATGATGGGGGAACGGCGTTCACAGTGAAGTGCATAGATAAAGACCCGATACTAGGGCCGATTATGAAGTGCTACAACATCGGCGGCGTTTCCGTATCTGGAACCATTGATGCAACCATTCAAGGGGTTAAAAAGATGAATTAGGGGGAAAGCACATGGCTACGAAACCAGTACCAGCCGCATTAACGGCGGCAATAAACACAGGGCCGTTCAAAACATTGTTCACGAACATGGTTGATTTTTTCAACCAGAACCTTACCGACATTGCGACATTGGCTTCAGCTGCTACGGTGAACATTGGAGCCGCTGCAGCAAAATCCGTGATCATCACAGGGACGGTTACGATAACAGCTTTTGATACTGTTGACGCCGGAATCATTAAGAAAGTCATGTTCTTGGGGCCGGGGGGTCTGACGCTAACCCATAACGCTGCATCGCTGATACTGCCAGGTGGGGCGAACATCACGACAGCGGTCGGAGATTGCGCGGAGTTCACTTCCCTAGGTGCTGGCAATTGGCGTTGCACTGACTATCAGAAGGTGGACGGTACCGCCCTCGTCGGCAGCGGCGGAGGAAGTGTCCTCGGCATGATTCCAGCGCATTACGAACGGTCGCGCAAATGGGCGCAGAAAGGCTCCGATACAGCCGCCAATCGTCGAACTCTGGTCAGTCCGGACTTGATGACAGTCAACATCAACAACGGCGGTTATGGACTTGCCGCAGCCGTTGAACTCGACGTAAACACGGCAGGCAATTGGGACACTACTTCAGGCACCGACTACACCGACCCGGCGAACCGGGCAGGCAAAAACTTTTACTGTTACGCCTGCATCCCGGTTTCCGGCACTGTGCCTGTGCTGAAGTTATCCGTAAATGCAACTGTTCCGACCGGCTACACTGCAAGTAACAGCCGTAAGGTCTGCGGCTTTCACGCTCTCTGCGTGGCAGTGGGAGCGATATCCGGACACACCTTGACCGGATACTTAGCCGGTGATATTTTACCGCAGTCGGTTTGGGACTTGAAGCACAAACCGGCATCCAATCCCGAAGGCATGGTCTACGACAACGGCACAAACAAATGGGTGGACATTTACCTTTCTAGCGTCGCGTCGGGAGAACTCGCGTCGGTCAACGGCGGTACTATCGCGGACGGCGTATCGGCAACAGCGTTCCACTGGTACAAGCTCGCCCAATGGTATAGCCGCGTGAAAAAGCGCATGCTCTACCAACATGAATTTGTGAGTGCCAGTTTGGGTGCCAATCAGGGAACCAACATCACCGGTTCGGCAGACCCCAATACCACAACCGGCCATACCGACACTGCGGGCAGACGAATGATCAGCAACATTGGCTGTGAAGACACTTGCGGAGTATTGTATCAATGGGGCAGTGATTCTCTGTCGGGTGGCGCGGACGCTTGGGCGAATGCCTACGACGGCAACGACACGGGGGTTGCAGGACAACACTACAGACCTGCTAATCGCGTGATCTTGGGCGGCGCTTGGGACGATGGGGCGCGTTGCGGTTCGCGCTACGCGATTGGTGCTTACGGTCCGCTCGTTCTGAGTTCCTATTTTGCGGGTCGCGGGTGCGCCGAGCCCGGCATACCGCTAAACTAATCATCCAAGCGCATCGCGCAAGGAATTTTTCCGGCTCCGACAGTATCGCGTGATCTTAGGCGGCAATTGGGACAATGAGGCGAATTGCGGTTCGCGCTACACGAATGGTAATAACAGTCCACTCGATCTGAATTCCAATTATGCAGGTCGCAGGTACGCCGATACAGGGTTACACTTGGGAGCGCCAATCCCTGGCTGGCTGTCGGGGCCATGGCAGGTGCCAAAATACACAACGGGATGGTGCGGCGGCTAGTAGGGGAACCGAACGTCGTCACGCCAAAATTTTATGAGGTTCTATGAAGCGAAAAGGCAACCTTTGGGCGAAGATCATCGACCCGGAAAATATCTACATGGCCTACCGGGCGGCGAGAAAATCGAAGGGAGACAGGCACTGCGTCAAAGAGTTCGAGAAGAACCTTCAGGAAAACCTAGCCGCGATCAGGCAGGCGCTAATCGATAAAACTTTCACCACAGCGCCCTATGTCCAGAAAGAGATCCACGAGCCCAAGAAGCGGACTATTTTCATCTTGCCGTTTGCGCCAGACAGGATAGTGCAACACGCACTCATGCGGATAGTTGAACCTATATGGGATAAGCTGATGATTCATGACAGCTACGCATGCCGCAAGAAGAAGGGGATTCACGTAGCGAGTCAGCGGACAATGGAATATGTCAGGCGCAACACCTGGGCGCTGCAGTGCGATATTTCGAAGTTCTATCCGAGCATCCAGCATGACACTGCATTTGAAATCGTTCAAAGGAAGATCAAGTGTCCGGATATGCTCTGGCTGCTTCACGACATCATCTATTCAATCAAGGGCGGTTCGAATGTCCCAATCGGAAACTATACTTCGCAGTGGTTGGGCAACCTATATCTGAATGAAGTTGACCAGCTATTGAAACACCAGTACAAAGTAAAGGACTATCTGCGGTATTGCGACGACTTTATTTTGTTCGACAATGACAAACAGAGCCTTAAAGAATTAGCCGTAGTGATAACGGACTATTGCCGGGATAAACTCGGAATGAAACTTTCCTGCTGCAATCTATTCCCGACAAGTCAGGGCGTTGATTTTGTTGGATACCGGCACTTCAGGAAATATGTACTGCTTCGCAAATCGACAGCCAAGCGCATGAAAAGGAGAATCAAGTCATTGCCGTGGCTGTTAAAACACAAGATCATAAACGTCGATCAATACCGGTCGTCGGTGGCATCTGCCGCAGGCTGGCTGAAATGGGCTAACACACATAACCTGCAGGTCAGTCTTGATCTGCAACGCGCTGCAAAGGACGTGAAACGACTTGAAGAAATTCGGAGATTTCGCGACGGAACCACAGCCGCTAGACGGCAAGAAAGTGAAGCTTGATGACATTCTCAATAAGGAAATCGAGCTAACGGGAATGCGGATATCTAAAAGCCATTACGAAAAATCAAACTCAGCCGAAATGGTAATGCTCCAATTTATCCTCGATGGCGAACGCTGCGTTTCGTTCACCGGGTCAACAGTCATTCGTGATCAGGCGCAGAAATATCAAAGCGAGATCCCGTTTATGACCACCATTCGCAAGATCAACAAATATTATACGTTCTCATAAAGAAAGGGGCGGTAACTATGATAGGCTTTCCCAAGGTACTCAATTCTAAGTTCGACGTTGAATTCACTAGAGAACACTTCCCCGGAGAAAGGCTGAAAGAAAAGCTTCAGTCCATGCTCGACGAGCGAATGCAGTGGTTCTTCACCGGCGATCTGGAATCCGCTGAAGCCGGAATTACCGATGCAACCCATAAGGTCGTGACCACAGAAGGAATGGGAGATAGACTGCCTTCGTATGGACAGTATGAACTCATGGAAGATCAGAACTGTGAAATGTACCGGTTGGGTTTGACCATGGAAGAAGTTGAAGCGTTGTTGGCTGAATAGGGGAGGTGCGGACGTGACGGAAATGTGGCAACGAATAGCAGACTGCTGGCATGTCAAAATGGCGTGCGGCGCGGCAATTACAACGGTAACATTCCTACTGGGCGACGTTACGGCGACGCCCTTTATTGCGCTATGGGTATTGGTTGTCATTGATACGTTTACGAGGTGGGCCGCAATTGGTAAGAAGAACCTCGACGCGCAGGGGCTTAAAGGATCTATTTGGTCGGGAATCTATATGGCCGTCATTGACCGGAAAATAACCTCCGAGACTATGCGCTGCCAGTTTCAAAGCAAGGCCATCGCGTACCTGATTCTGCTGATTGGGTTTAACCTGCTGGATAAGATCGTTCCGGACCGGATACTCGGGCAGGACGTTGAGGGACTGCCGAATACGTTTATATCAACATGGCTGGCTTTTGTTGAACTACAATCGATCATCGAAAATCTTATCGAAATGGGCATGAACGGACTTACCCCGCTGTCTGCGTGGGTATGCCGAAAGCGAGAGTCCATGACGGAATCAACAGTGCAAACAGTCCAGCAAATAACATCAGACGGCGTGCAGGCCGTGAAGCAGATGACATCTGACGGAGTTCAGGCGGTGCAGGGAAAACCGCCAGTATAGGAAGGGGGAAATGCGTGAGGTACAAGATTGAAACAAAAGACGTCTATTGTTCGCACTGTGGTAAACATCTTGTTTTAACTCCCCATAAAAGATTTCAAGTCCGAAACAATCCCTCCATGAGGCATTTTTGCAACCACGAATGTTATGGCAAAAATAAACAAGGTTCGGGAAATCCAAAATGGAGAGGTGGATCAACAATCGCGGATGGATATGTATATATCTATAAACCTGAACACCCATTAGCCACAAAGCACGGGTACGTTGCTGAACATCGCTTGGTCATGGAACAGGAACTTGGAAGGCTTTTAACAAGGGAAGAAGTTGTTCATCATGTCGATAAAAATACAAGAAATAACCAAATAGCAAACCTAATGCTTTTACCAAGCGAAGGGAAACATCGAAAAATCCACATTAAATATAGAACATTCGTCAACAATCGAATCAGCGGACACAAAGAAGGAATTGTGCAGTATATTTAGGGAGGTAGATACCATGCGTATATACTTGGACCCTGGGCACTCGGGGGCAATTGAACCGGGAGCCTGCAATCAAGAACTGGGATTGACCGAGGCAGAACGAACGCTGGCGATCGGTCTTTTTTTATGGAAGCTGCTTATCGCCGAAGGGCATGAAGTGTTGTTTTCACGCGGCGAAGACATCGACGATAGGGGTATCGGCAACGGCAATCAATTGACCTGGCGCACCGACAAGGCGAACGAATGGGGCGCTGATCTGTATATCTGCCTGCACTGTAACTCGCACGTCAATCCAGCAGCTAACGGGGCAGAAGTGCTGTTTGCGCGGAATGCATCTCAGAACTCCATTTCGCTCGCAGGATACATTCAGGCCGAACTGGTTGGGCTAGGCTTGACCGACAGAGGGATAAAGGTACAGGGACTATTTATCAGCTATGCGGCAATGCCGGCAGTTCTGATCGAGCATGCGTTTTTGTCTAATCCGGATGAAGCAGTGATGCTTCGTGATCGGGCGCTTGACTTCGCTGCAGCCGACGCACGCGGGATACTGAAATATATTCAGGCGGTGACGGCAGCATGAGGCGGGCTATCGCGGTACTGGTTGCGGTAGCCTTTTTGCTGGGCGGACTATTTTCACCCAGCATTTTGTTTTCTAGTCCACAACAGGATTTTATTGACAGGCAGGCCGTAGTCGCGCAGGAGATCGTCCCGCAGTATGGCCTGTTTGTGTCAGTCTATCTGGCGCAGGCGGCGCTGGAGTCCGGTTGGGGTACGTCGTCGCTGGCGACACAGGGGAATAACTATTTTGGTCGCAAGTGCGGCCATTCTCCTTGTATCAAAGTCTGGACAGACGAATGGCGCAACGGGCAGATGGTCCGGGAGGAGCATTATTTCCAGCGGTACGAAACCTTGCAAGAGGCGATTCGCGATTACTGTCAAAAATATCTGCGGACGTGGGCAAGTGGTTATCCTGTTTATTATATTGATACGTCGAGTCCCTTTGCCTTTGTCGACGGGATAACCGGCAACGGCGAGGAAGCGCGGAAATATAATTCTTATGCCACAGACCCGAAGTATGGCAATAAGTTGAAGTCGATAATCGTGCAGTGGGACCTCGAGCGGTACGATAGACCGCTTGACGAAAAGGAGGAATGATTATGGGAACCAGGGGCATGCCGGACTTGGATCCGATTAACGTTGCCATCTTGAACGCACTGGCCGCGCAAAAGAAAGCGAAGGAAGGGAATGCGCAATGATCGTCACTGAAGAAATTACCCCGTCATGGCGGACATACTTCATCAGTATTTTGATTGCGCTGTTGATCGGTGCTTGCGGTGGCTGGTTCGTGCAGCACTGGTGGGAGACGTC